CCGTTGTTGATGGCCACCGCGCTGATGTAGCTCCAATCCGGGTATGGGTGCCACGTAGCAGCGATCTGCGGCGTCCATGTCTCATACGACCATCCCGTCGGCGGCGTGCTATCCGTCGGCGCGTACGTGGACCATTGCGACAGGTCTTTGTTGAAGTTCACGCTGCCCAGCAAGCATGGCGTGCCGCATCCAGCAGCGCGAATAATTGACAGTATCTGCGCGTAACCGGCGATGTAGAAACCGACCGTGTTGCTCGTCACAGCAGTCGCACCAGACGTGCTGCCCGTAATAGTTGAACCGCTCGCGATAGCAGCAAACGTCGTGCTGCCATAAATGTGCAGCGTCCACTGCCCATTGCTTGCTGCTGAGGTCTCGACGCATTGATACGCGGAGAGCAGCGTGCCGGTTGCCGCGCCGCTGGTGACAGTCTCGCCCTGCGTAAACGTGCCCGTAGGAGCGTTTACCGTATAGGGGTATGTGATTACAGCAGACCCCGTATTGTTGTCTGATACAAAATAGCCGCCAGGATTGAGGCCCCCGTTCATCATCAGACTTGTACCGCTACCCACGCCGCTGAACACCTGGGGCTCATTGGACAGTTCAAACATCACGCTGCGGTCGTCAATCGTGCCGCCGTTGCGCTTCAACTGCGTGCCGTTCGGGAAACCGTAGTAACTGATTAAAGACTTCCAGAACGTGATGCTGTTGTCCTGATTGGCCATCACCATCTGACCACCGGCAGCGCAGCGCCCGGGAGCCGCCCAGCCCAGCACCAAAATGACGTAACAACCGATCGAATTGAAATTCGCAATCGCGGGAGTCAAGTTTGTGCGAAAGTTGTACGGATCATTCGTTGCGTACGTGGTAGGTGTACAACTAAACGTGGTGTAGTTGTTCCACGTGTTTTCGTTGATCCCCAAACGCACCACGTTGAACTTCCACGTGGCCATCTGCGGCAGGTTGGGGCCGCCCGCTTGGTTGAAATTGAACGTGCCGCCGAATATGTCGCCACCATTGTGGCGAATGGACGCTGACACCGTACCCTCGGTATCAGTGCCGCGCAGCTGGATTACTTTGCCGTGACCGTTGACAAAATTCTGCCCCGACACCCGAATGGTGCCGTCGTACATGCGCGAAGAAAGGGGCGGGGGAACCTGCGGAACCCCCGTTGTCCCCCCTACGAAACCCAATTTCAGGTCGCTTCGTAGATGATGTGCGCGCCGATGTTGGTGGCGGCCGTGGTGCCGGTAAAGCCCGACAGCGAGGTCTCACCAACCGACACCGCGTTACCGAACTGCCAGATTTCTTCGCCGGGGGCGGCCAGCCAGCGCACGATGCCACCGAAGGCATTGAACGACAGGTTGAGCAAGTGACCCGTGGCAGAACGCTGGGGAGCGGTCGTAGCGGTGTCGAACGTCACGGTAGGCGTGGACAGCGCGGAAGCCGAAGCGTCCAGCGGAGCGTCCATGCCACCCGCGGCAAACGACGTGGTGGCGCCGACGAGCGAATCGCGGCTAAGCACCATGACCATGGGAGCGCTCGAGCCCGCTTGGCCGCCCATGTAGATTTCGAAAATCGCAATCTTCTGGGTAGCCGCGCCGCCCTGGATTGCGAGGTAGGTATTGCTGGTGATGTTGGTCGTGTCAGCAATTGCCGAAGGCTGAAACGAGGTCTTGGAAACGATGCGCTTTGCCATTTCGGCTCCTTACTTGGTTAAAAGAATCCCGTTGTGGGACACGAGGCCGTGCTGATTGCGTTGTTGCTCCAAGAAAGCGGCCTCTTGTGCCTTCTCAGCCATGTCCACCACACGGGTGCATTCGCCGCCGCTGACAACGCGCTGAGCGTTGCAGTTGTCGCAAATGTAGTGGTCGCACTTCCTGCAGTAGCCGCGCTCGCGTGTGCGTAGCGGATTGACCGCCATTATCTGGCTGCAGTGCGAACACGTCAACGTTGGAAGCTCGAGCACACCACCGCCTGAACAGCGGTTGTCAACGAGCAAGTAACCTTCGTGCGCGCGCTTGCTTTTCATACGATCCTCACAACTGCGTTATACGAATCTGCGGCAGGCATATTGACCGTGAAATTGCTCCCAGTGACGTAATACGGCGCGCTAAAACTTAAAATAGCTACCGCCCGATTCGCTTTGCTGGCGTTGTAGATCATGGCGCCCAACGTGCCAAACGTCGCCCCCGTCCAAGTTGGTGGGTTAAACGTCACCACAGCCCCTGTGTTGCTTGTGGCGGGGTAGCCACCCGTGATCGTCAGAGCTTGCCCGCCTGCCGTGTACCCGGTCCCCGTTACCTCACCCGCCGTTGTGTACACGGCGTTACCTGGGCTCAAACTTGCCGAAGTACCATACAGCGCCATCCAAAACGTATCGGTCGTGAAGTTGTGGACTGCCTGCAGCAGCTCCAATTTGAAAGAAACAGCGAGACCTTGAACGATGGCCATCACGTCACCTGCACGCGCGGCGAGCCGCTGCGGTACGCATCACGGCGATTTTTGCCGTCGACCAGCTGCTTGAGCTCCGTCAGGGCCGAATTGAAAAGGTCGGTGTACTGCTTGATGAGCTCCGGCTCGCCCTTCATGTACGTGTAGGCATAGACCAAGCAGCCGTACAGCAGCACGTGCTCGTAGTTGGTGCTCAGCCACGTGGTACCGGACCCGGCGCCTGCGGTGAGGCTGGCCGGGTACGCGAGATAGCTCATCTCCAGGCTGTAGGCTTGGTCCGGTGTCGGGCCCACCACAAACGTGTTGATGTCGTAGAGCGCGTAGTGCTGCGGCAGCCCGAGCGTAGTGACTTGCGTCGGGTTGGGGTACGCCTCGCGGATGTAGTCAGGCTCTTTTTGGAGCAGATAGCTGTACACGCCCGTGGCGTCGATGACGGCAAAGGTGTACGTCGCCAGCCAGTTGGTCGGCACCGCCACGTAGCGGTTGCCCGTGACCATCGCACCCGTGCTGTTTTGCCGCGCACACAGCGCCTGCACGCGGTTGTACACATCCTTCTCCGTCTGCGTGATGAAGTCGGGGATGTGCACAACGAAGGACGCCTCGTAGTTCTGTACGGTGTCCTCGATAGCGGTGGTCAGCTGGGTAAGCGTGTAGCTCATGGGTTACGCCATCGGGCCCCGGGCCAGCTTTGCTTTGGACTGATAGTCACGGCCGCGCACCTTGATGCCCGACGTTTTGACGTCCTTGGCCGGATAGCCCGAAACCTTGGGCACCGGTACGTCCTTGGGTTGGGGGTACTCTTTTTGCTTCATTTGCCTCTCCCGGCCTTCTTCTGGTTGGCCACACGCGCCATGTTGCGGCCCATGGACGCGCGCTGGTCGTTGGTAACGCCGCCCGCGGCAAAGCGCGCAACGCCGCCCTTCTTCATGCCCTTGTGGTCCTTGAGCATTTTTTCAGCCCCGGACTTGGTCTTCTCGAAGAATTTCTTCTCCTTCTTCTCTTCTTTTGCGTCGTCGACCATGACTGCTCCTATGAAATGCAGACCGTTTTGCCGTTAAGCCATAACTTCCCCGCAGTGCCGGGAAGCGTTGTGGGTAGCGATGCGAAATAAACCGACAACGCTGCGTTCAAATTTGCAAGCAGCTGCGCTTGTGTAGTAGGCGCGCCAAGCACAGTGTTCACCGTTACATCGACCGGATTCAACCAAGCCGATGGAATAACGCCTACGCCATCAGTGAAAGTTGGCATCTCATATCCCCGGAATGGCTACGCCTGGAATGGCAAGCCCTGGTGTAGAAAATGGGTATATAAATGAACCGTTGCTCGTGATGTTGCCCGCATACGCACCCGCTACGCACCCGACCGTGTCGCCAATAAAAGGCGTCTCCGGCGCGCCAAGCTGCACGTACAGCGTGCGCTCCACGTTCTGGTTCACGTCGACACGCGGGTCGCGCAGGGCCTGCGGGTCGTTCACCGGCCACATCCCAAGCTGCAGCTGCGGGTGGTCCGGGTCGTGGCATTTGGGGCAGACCTTGAGCCCCGTGACCTTCATCTTGACGACTTCGGCTTTGAGCTCGCCAAGCGGGTAGCGAAACGCGCAGCGGTCGCAAAAGCCGTACGCGCGCAGGCCCGCGGCAAACGTCGAGCCCATTACAGCGCTCCGATGCGCGGCAAGAAGCGAACAGGCGCTTTCTCATGGTCTTCGTCGGAGGCGGCTTGCCACGCTTTTTCGTAGGCCATCTCCAGCATTTGAATACGCGGCTGCCCTTCGGGAATCTTCATGGCGATCTTCCACGCCAGTCCAGCCGTGAGCGCTTCCAAGAAACGGTACGGCACGTCCATGGTTTGCGTTGCGTCCACGGTGCCGCTGCGGCCCGCGTCGTACATGCGACGCATGAACCAATAGGTGAGCGTGTACGTTTGCGCGGTGTCCGGGGGCGGCCACATCGTGACCTTGACCCCTGGCTGCAGCCGCTGCACCCACATCTGGATCGGACGGCCGGGGGCCAGCTTGTTGGGAATCGTCGCGTACGTCGACACCGAGATGCGCGAGATCGTGAGGTCGGTCTGGTTATTGACGTCACCGGCTGCCGTGCGGATCACCGCATCGACGATGTCAACCATCGGATCAGCGAGCGTGTAATCGGCTTGACCTGCAACAAGCAATACACTGTTGCTTGCGAGAGTCCATAGATTAACGCCACGATTAGCCCAATCGACAAGCAGTAGATTAAGACTGCGACGAGTAGTGCGGAGATCGTAACCCCCGCGAAGTTCACTACCAGCTCGCTCCCAAGATTCTTCGGCAATTTCATTGAAGCTCAGGTCGAATGTGTTGGTTAGGCTTGTGGTCATGGCCTAGTTGTGCAACGCGTAATCCGGGTGATTGCCCTGGTTACCCCAACTCGTGCGGGGGCCTCCGGTAGCCGCTACCGGTGTGTTGCCGGGGTGTGTTGGCGCCGCGGTACCACCGGGCAGTCCAGCCAACCCCGCGGCCTGCGAAATCTGATTGGGCATGATCGGCGCGAGCGGCATGGCAGTGCCCGTCGCGGGGTGCGCCGGAGGCGCGTTGCCTCCATACGTGTACCCGGCTTGATAGGGCGACTGGGGCATCTGCTGCGGGATCGGGGTGTAGTAGTTCTGCATCCCCTGCTGCATCGCCTGCGGGTTGTAGCCCTGCTGCGGGTTGAACGCGCCGGGCTGCTGGTAGGGGCCCTGGCTCATTTGGCCCTGGCTCATTTGGCCCTGGCTCTGCATGCCGCCTTGCTGGCCCATACCGCTCTGCATGAACGGTTGGGCGTACATCTGCTGGCCTTGCGCAAACGGCGAATTGGCACCGCCGCCCTGCACCGTTCCGGCCGGGCCTTGGCCGCCCAACTGCGGGCTGCCGTAGCCGCCTTGAGTTTGCGACGTGCCGCCCTTGCCGGGCCCCATTGGGGACGCGCCGCCCTTGCCACCGGGCGAGTTCGCACCCGCTTGGTTGTTGGACGTGCTGGGCTGGGCAGCAGGCGTCATGCCTGCCCCCTTGCCACCGGCTTGCGCGCCGGGGCGCTGCGCTGCGCCCGGGGATTGCTGCGGGGCGTTGCCCATTGCTCCTGGGCTGCTACTACCTTTGCCCATGAGGGCTCCTTAAATGCAACGACCCTTGGTCTTGCCCTTGGACTCGATGCCGTGCGCCGACCCGCGGAAGCCCGAAACGTGGCCGCCCTTGGCGTACTTGAACTCACCCTTGGACGAGCCTTTTTCTTCCTTGATGTGCTCCGTTACCGGGCGGTTTTTCATCAGCGCCGAGCCTTTTTCGTCCACTTTGGCATCAGCGCCGCGGGTCGTAACGCCGCCTTTGGCGTACTTGAAGTCGCCGCTCTTGGAGCCCTTGTCTTCCTTCTGGTCCTTGCCGCTGTCGGCAAATTCCTTGGTCTTGTGGTTGTCCTGCTTCATGTGCAGGTCTTCCTTGACCTTGCCGCCCTTTTTCATCCCAGGAGGCGGCATCCCGCCGCCCGGAGGGCCAGGAGGAGGACCACCAGCGCCAGGAGGCGGACCCATGGGAGCTCCGCCAGGAGCTCCGCCACCAGCACCCGCCATAGCCCCTTGCAGAGCCGCCAAAGCGCCCAGACCGCCGCCAGAACCATGTTTGCCCTTTGCTGCGCCGCCCTTTTTCATACCACCCCCTTGTGGCGTCTCAACGCCGTTCGTGGCGTCGTCGATCGCCTTGTTGATCATGTAGTCCCGGCGTTTGCCAAGACCCAGCCCGGTGCCGTTTGCTTTCGTGAACGCGTCGGCCGAACTGGGGCGGCTTTGCGACGTATTTGGCGCGTCATCGTCGACCTGCTTGGCCTTGTTGCCGTACCGATCGTCCCCCGGCCCACCAAACCCACGGTCGGAGTAGTCCTTCTTGGGCGGCTTCGAATCGGAATCCGAAGCCGCGCCACCACCAGCAAAGCGGCGCTTTTTCATCAGTAGTTCTGCGCGTCGCCGAAATAGGCGTACTCAACGACCACCAAAAGCGCAGCGGTGACGGGCAGACCGGTCATGCTCGCGTTGAGCGTGAGCGTCAGGTTCAGCACCGGTTGGGTCAGCGATGCGCCATTGACCGTAGCCGTCGTGTTCAGCGCAGACGCAGCGGTGGGCTGCCCCGTCGGGTTGAGCACGTGGTTGCCAAAGTTGGCGACGTTGTAGACGCCCGCGGCCAGACCCTGCGTAGAAATCTGCGTACCCGCAGCTACGGCAGGCATCGTGATGCCATTGACAAAAAACGTCGCACTGCCGTTGGTGGCTGACGTTCCAAGCGAGAACGTCGACGTACCACCGACGCCGGTCGTGGCTCCGATGATGTTGAAGTTGACGTTCACAATGGTCGAGTTGGTCGGCAGCCACATGTTGGTCGCCAGCGTTACGCCCACCGCGGCGAACTGCAGGTAACCCTGTGCAAGCTGCGTGGCCGACGGCGCTGCATTGAGGAACAGGCCGTATTGAAAAAGGCTGTTGGCACCCATGGTGCCCGTGCCAAAAGACGGCGGGCTGTCGGAAGTGACGTTGGCATTGCTGCCCGAAATGACGGCCGCGTGCGCAGGCACGCCCGAAACCGGGTATCCCGCTGCGGTGCTCCCGGGAATGATCCCCGTGGGCTCCTTGAAACTGCCGAAGTACGACCCGGCTTTGCTGTGTGACGCGTTGGACATTTTGTGCTCCTGAGTTTGGGAAGGGGGGCGGGATCACCGCCCCCCGTTACCTTAGCCTTGCGAGCCGTAAACGCCCAGCGGATCGGACCAGCCGAAGCTGTACCGTTCACGCGCCTTGTAGCGCACGTTGCCGGTTTCGAAGTCGCCGTCCATCGACGTCTGCATCTTCACGCGCTCGAACATCTTGAGCCCGTTCGGAACATCGGTCAGGAACATCCAGGCCAGGGGGTTGGTGAAGAAGTGATTCACCGCAAAACCCTCGGGCATGATGCCCATGGACTTGATGGCGGAGATGTCGTTGTCGGTGGTGCCGACGCGCAGTTCGGTCTTGAACAACCGTTCGGCGACGAACATCAGGTTGGGCGGGATGACAAGCTTGCGCGGCTTGGCGGCGATCAGCATGCCCTTTTCGTCCTTCCACGCTGCGACTTGAATGACGGCCGCTTCGAGAGCGGTTTCGTTCAGGTCCAGGTTGGCCGAAGAGGTGTTGCTGTTGACGGCGCCGTTGACCAGCGGGTGCGCGGTCGAGAAGAGCGGCACGCCATCGCCGCCAACGTAACCGGCTGTGAAACCGTTGTTGACGACTGCAGCGCCCTGCACCTGCTTGGTGTACGACATGGCGCGGGCGAGGGACTTGGTATAGCGGCCGGAAAGGCTGTCATACAGGTTGTCCTCGATTGCCTCTTCGGTCAGCGCGAAGCCCAGCGCGTAGGTCGCGTGGGTGTAGCGCGCCGTCCAGGCTTCCTGCGCGTTATCGTAAGCGATGCCCTGGCCCTCAAACTTCTGGGGCGCCGGGGAAAAGCCCGCCAGCTTGGTTTCTTCTTCGAACGAGCGCTCGGAACTTTCGATTTCGAACAGCTCCTTGTGCTCTTCGCCGTAACGCTCGTATTCCAACCCGAACAGGGCATTCAACCCAGGCAGGAGCTCTTTGAGTAGCTGTGAACGACTGATTGCCATGGTGCGCTCCTGTTACAGGCCGGTGGACGCGTAGTACGCGTGCAGGCCCTGGTTGAACTTCACAATGATGTCGGGGAACAGATCGGTGGCCGAGCTGTTGCCAGCAGGGTTGTTTGCCGCCGATGATTGGCCCCAGTAGAAGTCCACAATTCGAAGCGCCAGCGTGGCGGTCACCGCAATGGTGCCGACGGTCAGCGTGTTGGCCGAGTTGCCGGTCACGGTGCTGCCCGCGCTGTAAGCGATGGCGGCGTTCTTGCCGATCGAGGCCAGCGCGGTGTTGAGGGTCGCCGAAATCTGCGCATTGCCCTGGATCAGGAACAGCGCATCGGGGTCCTCGTACACCTTGATGTAAATCTGGGTGTAGCCGTTCGTGACTGCGTTGGCAGGCAGGAATTGCGCGTTGATGAAGTACTTCATCGTCGGATCGACGTAACGGACACCGACGCACACGCCCACGATGCCGAACGTAGTAGCGACCACGGGGCTGGTTGTGGCGTACGCGGCGATATTGCCGCCCGTGATCTGAACCAAGTCCCCGTTGAAAATGGGGTTGGCCGAGTTCGTGAACATCAAATACTCACGAACAGCCGACGTGTTGTTGAACTGACTGCCGATTAGCTGCAGCGGCTTCAGTCCGTAGGGGCTCGCAATTGCTGCCATGTATCTCTCCTGTTAAGAATCTTCCCGGGAACCCCGGGAAACTGTGGTACGGGATTCGGAGAACAATGGCATGCGCGGGTCGCTGTTACGCATAAACTGCGCCTCAACGGACTTGGTCTGGTTGATCGACTGCTGTTCGAAGTACGCATCCCGGCGTTCCATCTTTTCGACCGGGGCTTGGCACAAGAGCAGGCCGCCAATTTCAATCAAGCCTTTGCTGTTTCTGAGGTACGCGAACTGGGGTAACGCGTCGGCCTTCACCGGCTCCCAACCGTCGCGAAAGCTACGGGAGGCGCTGGTGGGGTCGTACTGGCCCAGTACATGCGTAGCAACCCACTTCCACTTCATACCCGGCACGGCGGGCAGCTCCGGCAAGGTCGACGGCGGGGAATACTCCGCTGCCAACTGCTCGCGGGTCATGCGTTGCTGCTCTCGGGTGCTCTTCGCCCGGGTATCAAGCTCACGTGGACGCTCAGCCATTTCTGTTCTCCAATGCAACAAGACTCTTGGCGTATTGCTCGTTGGAAATACCGAGCTTTTTGGCCACAGCCTGCTGCGACAAACTCAAGGTAACTTTGCGGGAGCCGGTCGTGCGACCGACAGAAGCGACGATGGAGGCAGCGCCGGAGCGTGCGCCATTCGTGGAGGGGCGGGATTCCTGGAAGTACTCCGGGAACACCTGTCTTACGCGAGAATCTACCTTCTGGTAGTACTCGTCCGACGTCGGGTCAACCCCTTCGTCTACTAGCTTTTTGTGGTACCCGAGAGCGAAACTGGTCAGCTCCGGGTCGGCTCCGAACCACTGGTTGCGGGCCTGCCACCGAATCGCCTTGTCATCCCGCGTTGGAGCGGGAGCAGGTGCGAGTTGAGGCGAAGGTACTTGAAAATTTTGCGGTTGTCCAGTGGGAAGTTGCGCCGGGGTGAAACGACGGGCAACTTCAGCCTCGATTGCCGCCAGCTGCATGGCTTCGGTGGCCTCGGCCACCTTGTCGGCATCCCCGCTCTGGTACGCGGCCGACAGCGCTTTCTTGGCCATGGCCAAACTGGTGGTGGCCGACTTCTCGAGCACCTCCTTGTGGGTGCTCTCACCCTTGACCACGTACTGCTGCAGGCGCTGGTTCTCTTCCCAGACCCGCTTGGCAAAGTCGGTGGCGGCGGCCTGCTCGCGCTGCGCTGCCTCTTTGGCCCGGCGCTCGTCGTGCGCGACGTGGGTGAGCTCGCGCATACGCTTCTTGACGGCGTCGCTGTACTCCTCGGCTTCGACGTCGGCGGCGATCTGCTCGGCGCTCTTGCCCAAGGGTCGTCGGTTGCGGTCCTCCGCAGGCGTGTCGTCGACGACCTCTACCTGGAAATCGTCTTCTTTCTTGGCCGCGGGGGCGGGGGTCTCATCCGGGAACTTGTATTCATCGGCCATGTCAGGCTCCTAACTTAACGAGAAGGCGTGGGTTGTCCACGGTTGCTTCGATGGCGTCGTCGTTCACGATGCGAACGATCAACCTGCCGATACGAAATTTGGTACCGCCGTAGCGGTCGAGCAGGACGTAGCTGCCCAGTTGGCACCACGGACCGCCCGGAAATTTGGGGCTGCCGCCAGCGTCCGAGCCGGTGTAGCAATCCGGGCCCATGTCAATGACACGCCCCACCTGCATCATGTGCTGCTCGAGAGTCTGCGTTTGCTCCGACTTGACGATGTTGGTGCCATCGAAAGTTTCGGGGCGCTCGTCGACCACGATCACCAGCTTGTGCCCGATGGCTCGGGGCATGAACTCATCTGGCTCCGGTACCGGGTCGTCCTTCACAGCCTGCAAATGCTCAACTGCTTTGAGATTCGCCTGGGTCAACGCTATCGTCATCATCTTCTTTCGCAAGGTCGAGGAGTTTTCGCTCAACAAGGGCGAGACCGTGGATCACCCCCGTGAGTTTTTGGTAGATGTCCCAGGTAGGGCACCCACCAGTGGAAACGATGTCCGCCTGCTCGTTCATCTCGTGGCGGATGTACTTCTTGAGCAGCGCCAGGACTTGGTCCGCGTCTCTCATTTCTTACCTTTCGGCTTGTCGCCTGCTTTGCCACCGCTACCCGGGGGCGCCGGGGGCGGCTTCAATGCGGCCTGAACCGCGGCGTGCTGGTGCCCCTCGCGCGTCTTCATCAGCTCCACGCCGTGCCCGAAGCCCGTCTTGGTGGCGTCGTGCGTGCGATCGGCCTGCTTCAACGCGGCCTCGTGGTGCCGATCGGCAAGGTGCTTGGCCATGTTGTGGCCCATGTCCACGCCCGTCTTGAACTGGTCGTCCTGATGCTCGGTCTCGGTTTGCGAGTGCTTGCGGTACTCCAAAATGATCTTGGCCGCCGCAGTGAGCAGGTCGTTCTCGTCCTTCTTGATCTTGCGCTCGAGCTCCTGCTGCTTGAGGGCTTGGTCCTGCTGCTGCAGCTGCAGCACCGGGTCCTGCGCGGCCTGCTGCGCGGCGTCGTTGGCCGCCTGGGTCTGGTTCTGCTGGAGCAGCTTTTGCGCGGCTTGGGCCAGCGGCATCTCGAGCTCGGCCTGCATCTTCGGGTCCATCGGCTGATCGGCAGGCGGCAGGGAATGGCCCAGCTGCTGCTCGATCTGCGTGCGGTAGGCGTACGCCAAGTGCTCCTGCAAGTGCGCCTGCATCGCGTTCTGGATGCCCTGGCCGCTGGGGGACTGGCCCACCATCTGCATGATCTTGGGGTCCTGCAGCGCGGCCATGTGGACCTGGATGTGGGCCTCGTGGTTTTGCGTGGGGAACGCCTTGACCGGTGCGCCCTTGATGATGCTCATGTTCTCGGTCACGGGGTCAACCGGCTGCATCTGGTCGGGCAGCGGCACGATCTTGTCGGCCCCGCTCATGCCGATGTTGGTGAGCATCGACTGGTGCAGCAGCGCCTTGTTGTAAATCTCGGGCGCCTGGGAGGACAGCTGCATCGCCACTTGGTACTGCGCGATGCGTTGCGTGGTGGTGCTCGCGTTGGGGTCTGAGCACGGTATGACTGCTACGTTGGCATAGTCGGCCTTCTTGGCCTTGGTGCCGCCCTTGCCGTCCATCGGCATGGGGTACTCGTCGGGGGTGTTGTCCTTGATGATCTTGGCAAGGAGCTTCAACTCGTGCTTCAGGGAAAAGTGCACGCGCGCCTGCACGGCCGACATCACTTTGAGCATCCGCTCGATGATGGCCAGCGTGGTGCCCACTGGTGCTTGAGCTGACATGTCGGACACCTTCATGTCCGCGGTGCTTGCGAAGGAGCGCGCATCGGCCACCATGTTCTGCATCAGCTGGAACAGCACCATGGAGGGCTCCTTGTACGGGAGCATCATCAGGTTGTCTTTGAGAGCTCCTCCCATGATCTCCACGTCGCGAAACTCGCCGGGGGCGATTGGTGTGTCATCTCCTTTAATACGCAGTCCACGCGTTTTAAGTCCGCCCGGCAAATTAGAGAGTGTTCCCGCATCAACAAGCTGGCGAGTGATAAGAGTCGCGCTGCGGGAATATCCTCCGATGAGATGAACCAGTCCAAAGCCATAAGCGCCAAAACCTGGGATGTAGGTGTATTGCACAAAATGTTGTCGAGGGAGCTTGAGCTTGTCATTTTCTTCCCAGTTGCGATAGACCGCGAGCAGCTTGCTCGATGTGCGCTCGATGGTGACGATGTAGGGCAACGCGATCTCGGTGTCGGCCCCCAGCGCGTCCTTGTCCTCGAACCCCTCCAGGTCGAGGAAGCACTGCACCTCGTACACGAGGAAGCGCTCATCCCAAATGGAGGAGCTGCCCGTCTGCTTGTCCTTGGCGTCCTGGATCTCGTCGTCGTCCGGGTACCCGCCGCGCAGGGGCTGGCCCAGCTCAACCTCCGGGTCGTAGAACTTGGCCTGCTGCAGCTTGGCCATCTCGTTGGCGCTTTTGCGCATGCGGTGCGTGACGCGTTCGGCTGCCTGCAGCTCACTCGTGCCGTAGGAGATGATGATGTCCTCGGCGGGGGCGAACATGCTGGTCTGGCGCCCCAGCATCGGGTCGAAGTAGACCTTCTTGAACGCGGCGCCCGCAATCGCCAGATGCCACAACATGCGCTCGTGCTCGGGCCGAAACTCGGGCATGGTCTCGGTCAGCTTGTAGTTCATGTCGTTCTCGACACGCTTGGCCGCCTCAAGCAACTCGGGCGTCTCATCGCCAACGATGGTCGTGCGCACCGGGCCCTTGGCGGGGAACGTCTCGAGGATGGTCTCGGATTGAAACTTGACCACGGCCTCGGTCAGCATCGGGTGGAACACGCCGCAGGCGTCCTGCCACGGCTCCGTGCGCTTCTCGTACTTGAGACCCAGGAGCTTCAACCCCTCGATGTACGCCTTGGCCCAGTCCTCGCGCGATGCAAAGTCGTTGCGGATGTCGTGGATGAGGTCGCCCACGATTTTGTTCTTGACGTTGTCCTCCAGATACGGCGCGAGGTTGTCGCCAAAGGGCAGCGTTTTGGGGTCGACCGGCTCGCCATCCGGGGCCGCCGCGCCCTCGGGCTGCTCCAGCTCCAGCTCGTACTCTTCGTAGTCGGGCTTGTTGTGCGGCGCCGTGGAATCAAACGACGTGCGGCTGCCTAGCGGCGAATCAAAATTGGTACTCATACGGTGTACGCTCCTCGGCGCTTGCGCCCTGGCTTCTCGTCCTCGGCGTCACTGGGCAGCTTGATGAACCCGCCGCTGCGGTACCGGGTCATGCACATGGTCACGCAGTCGACCAAGTCATCGTTGGCCCCATTGGGGAACTTGGCACACTGCTCTATCACCTCGCGCGCCCAGCGCGTATCGGGCGCGTACACCATGCCGCTGGCAAAGATGTCGGTGATGCCCGACACCCGCGTCACCTTGTCGTTGCTGTGCATGGCAGTGCTCGCGCGCGATGGCACGTAGTCCTGCACGGGGATGCCCATGCGGCGCAGCTCTTGAATGAGGGGGATGCCTGACGCCTTGGCCTCGATCACGAACGCGTCGGGCGACCATGAGCGGTAGAGCTTCAACGCGGCTTTTTTGAGCTCGGGGAACTCAACGCGCTCGTTGAACATGTCCAAGAGGATCAGGAAAGGGCGGATCATCCCCTGGCTGTCCTCTTCGTAGAACACGCCGAAGACCGTCACGGCGGAGAAGTTGCTGGCGGTCGTGGTGGTGAACGCGCCGTCGAGGGCCATGATCACGAACTCGCACTCGGGGATGTAGCTCTTCTGCCACTCCCTCCACCACTCGCGTTTCAAGAGCGCGCCCTCCTCGCTCACCGGGTCCTGCATGTACTGGCTGTTCCAGTACCGCGAGTCCATCGAGTTCTTCTTCTTGACCAGCTGGTCGATCGGCCACTGCTCGGGCCACAGGCTGCGCCCGCTTGGCAGGATCGGGGGGAGCTGCACGAGCTCCCAGTCGTCGGCGTCGGGGTTCTTGGCGCTGTAGTCGAGCAGGCGCCCAGTCAGGTCCATCTCGTCCCATCGCGTCATGATGACCACGATGACGCCGCCCGGCATCAGGCGCTGAAGGGGGCCTGTTTGGTACCACGCCCAGGCTTTGTCGAAGACCGCCTTGCCCTGTGTGGTGACGTCCTGTTCGCTGTGCGGGTCATCTGTAATGAGTAGGTCTGCACCGCGGCCAGCAAGTGCGCCGCCGACGCCAGCAGCGTAGTACTGTCCGCCTCGCGTAGTAGACCATTGGCCAGCAGCTTGCTGGTCTTGCGAAACGATCGTCTCAGGGAAGATTTCCTGGTACTCAGCGCTTCGTATAAGATTTCGGACTCGTCTGCCGTAGTTTTCACTTAAGGAGGCCGTATGGGTGGTCATAATGATCTTGCGACCGGGGAACAGGCCGTAAAAAAACGCCGCGAAGAGATAGCTGACCGTCTCCGACTTGCCGAAACGCGGGGCTATATTGATGATGAGACGTGTCTTCTCGCCCTCGACGACCTGTTTGAGCAGCTTTGCAATGATCCGGTGATGGGGTCCTTCTTTAAACCCGGGGTAAACCCAGCGGCAGAAAGCCAGGAAGTCCGTTCGGGCCATTTTCACTGCATCAACGCGCTCCTTCGCCTCCAACAGCGCCAAAAGGGCTCGTTTCTCCTCAAGCCGAAGCCCTTTTAGGCTGTCGCCGTCCATTACTGGACGTCCGGGAGGGGTTTACGCGGCTTTTTGCGCTGATTTACCGCTGAAAACACCTCTTCAACGACCGATTCGATGTCTTCGGCGGTCTCAACGGGGCGTTTTAGGGGTTTTACGGTCGTCACGCCCGTCATACGGGCCAGTTTTTCGGTGATTTTGCGGTCCAGCTCGTCTTCGGAGAGCTTGTCGCCGCTGTGCGCGACCCGCTCCGTGAACAGCGCCACCTCGGTCACCTTGCCCAGGAGCTCAACGGCCTTTAACCGAGTGCTGGCCTTGGGCCCCTGCGTCTCCTCGATCAGGGTGGTGACGAGCAGGTTGCGTATCCGCGCCGCGTCAGCCAAAAAGTCCATGTCAAATGCCGACAGCAACGCGTGGGCGTGCGCT